GACTCTTTTCTTAAATTCATTATCAGATATATTAAATATGTCATCATAGCTTTTTATTCTTTCACAATATCTGCAATGCTGTGTTTCTAGTAATGTTTTTGCTGAATAATTTCTTTCATGTCCACATTTCTTACATTTACAACGTAAATATGTTTCAGATAATTTTGTGTATTTTCCAGTTATCTCAAATTCTGGACTTATTTTATTAACTCGTTCCAAAAATTCTTTTGGATTATTTGGTATTCCTTGCATAATTCATTTCTCGCTTTCCACTCGCAAAACCAATTAAAATAGAGTGAGAGAGTAGTGCGAGTATCTACTATACTGAAGCTCATGACTTCTTCAGCTTCTCACCCCATAATCCAACTACCTGCAACCGAAACAGTAACAATCCTCTCATAGTTGACTATATATTTATTCTCTTTTTTAATTCCATCACAACACAAAAAGAAGCCACTTCATACGAAATGACTTCTCATAATTTCCAATGAAAGTGCAATTCACTTCACTTAGCACACCCACTGCGCATCGAACACAGGTTAGAAGTTTTGGAGACTTCATTCTTGCCAAAAGATAGGTGCATACGCCGTGTTAGGGATTCGAACCCCAAAGACTTTTACATCCAGACTGTTTTCAAGACAGCACCCTCGACCAATCGGACACACGGCATGAGCGTAGTATATAGGACTTGAACCTATGCACCGAATAAACGATGACCTCTGATTAGCAATCAGGTGCAATACCAACTCTGCCAATACTACATAACAAAAGAGCCACCTCCAAAGGAAATGACTCTTTCTTAAAAAAATTATCTTTCTCTAAACTAAATGAAACTATTTTCATTACGACTTTATCAGAATAATCTGCGTAGTTGTTGCCTACGGATAATTTGATAGGGCGGTAGCAAGTGTTGAGCTTACACACCTAAATTTCGTATGCATCCAAAAAATAGGTTTTCACATCAGGTTTACCGCATAGGGTGTTAGAGGAGACTTGAACTCCCGATCTTCAGATTCACAATCTGACGTTTTGACCAACTAAACTACTAACACAATGACTCTGGCGTGACTTGAACACAGCATTTCGTTCTTGAAAGGAACGAGTCCTTACCTTTAGACCACAGAGCCATAAGCGAATCGTATGGGACTTGAACCCATGTTATTCTACCGTGACAGGGTAGTGCCATAACCAACTAGGCGAACGATCCATTAAAAAATCAGCATAAAGCACTAACTCGCTGATATTGGACTGTACACATCCAGTTATTTAGAATATGGTCGCTTATCAGCAACCTAATTCATGCTTCCAATTATTCTCATTCCTAACTCATACTTGTTACACATTTAATGTACGATGTATATAAGGAATTGTTTGCTAATTTCTATATCTCTTATTTTTAAAGTAATCACTGATATAGAAGCCATACTCCACGTTTTTAAGTGCTGTCTGCTTTGCACCAATTGATAAGGTTTAATGACTCTTGTCCGTCAATTAAAGGTTCTCATTAACGTAGAGAAGCACGACTACCCATTTCTCCTAAAACATCCAACTGATTTATGTCTGTTGGCAGTTCAAAACTCTTGATTGGGATTTTTGTCCCGAAAATTACATAAAATTCGTGACAGAGTTTGATAGAAGAGAAGATATACTGTCCCCTATGTTTCGTGCGCACTCGTCCCATTTGTACAATCGGGGCGACATAGGGCAGTAGTAGGACTTACAATGCTACATGAATAGTAAATGCCAAGATGTATTAATCGTCTACTAAGGCAAGACCTCTCCTTGTGTCAAAATACAATGTTATGTACATTGTGAAACAACACCGCCAATGAGCAGTAAGCAGTGGGAAGTTTTAGACCGTTCCAAGGTCAATAATTTCGCAAACCGACCTTTTATTTATGTCGCATATCGGTCAGCGACAGCTCACTTGTAAAAATCTATCAACGGATTGACAGACCGCCCCTCACTCTTGTGAAAGTGTAAGCAGCTTATTATTCTGAATTATCCAATTAAGAATTCGTTCTATGTATTATTCTCTACATTGTCGTCACCTTTTTATATATACCTTTCGTGCCTGTTTATAAGGGCTTTATTGGGATAATACAGTTCTATCGGTCTGTTAGTCCGTCTGATTTTCACAGAGCCTTGTTGAGTGCGTAACTCAGAGCATTCGGCTTATAATTATTCTCCATTTAAAAGTAAAAAAATTAGGAAATTAATGTCGGTTTACGTTGACATAGGTTTTACGCTATTGAATGCCACCATCCAATATGCCTGTAAAGGCGCAACCTAATCTTTATATTTTATTATTCTCTTGTTTTGAGGGTATTTTGACAGAATATGTCATGATATGATATAATACGTGCAAGGCACTATCTAAGACGGTAGAGCGGTTGTCTTCCACCAGAGAGTACAAGCTCTGTTTACATAGAAACCTTTCGAGGAATTTATGAAAGGAGGACACTTGCAAATGATAACAATTTCATTACAAACTGTTTATTATGCTTTAGGAATTGCTAGTATTTTGTGTACAGCAGCATATAAGATTGGATATGAGATTGGTAAGAACACAAGAAAATAACCGCCCTGGTCTGGTAAACTGATGGCGGTTAGATTCGTTCTTTCCAATATTTAATTTCAAGACAGCCGTTCTGCTCTACGGGTAGTGTCTTTTATTTGTTATCTTTAATTCCCTTATATTGTAACATATATTGAAAGGGGGTGCAAGAAAAATATTACTTAGAAACAACGGAGGTTTTGTATATGGAATCATTTATAGAAATATTAAAAATAATTCTTCCTACACTTATAACAGGTATATTTACCTTTATTGTGACCAAATATAATTATAATAAAAATGTTCCTTTAGATAATATGAAGATTGCATATAATAGAATCTATTATCCTTTGTATAAGATTATAAACAATAATAAGGAATATAATAAAGAAGATTTAAATGATATTATAAACAATATATCAACTTATATGAATGATTATAATATCAAATATATTGATAGATCCACACATAAATCATATATAATATTAAAAGACAATCCAAATAAATATAACTACAATAATTTTAAAAACAACATATATGATAGAAACTCATATCTACGCAGAAGATTAGGATATCTTGAACCTAATTTTATACAGAGTGTTATGTATTTATCTAAAGATGATAAGTTCATATTTTCCTGTGGAGTAGATGGACTAATTATTTATATGTCATTTATAATTACAGCTTTATTTAATAATAAAGGTGTGGTCTACAAATATGCATTTGTATGTGGAGAGGCATTCTTAGTTATTTTTCTTATTAAGATTATAATTAAAGGAATAGGTATTCTAGGGGGTAGAATTATTAAATTTGGTTGTTATGTGAAGAAGTGTTGGAATAAGAAGAAGTGATAGATGAAGGTTTCATCGGCATCTTCTATAAACCTTCTTTTTCAGCTTCTTTCTGTAATTCTTGCTGTTTGAACTTTAGAATTTTTAATTTTTCCCTTAAATCAGCTTTAGAAGCAGGGCGTACATAGCTCTGTGAAGTTACTGAAGTTGATTTGTGGTTCGCCCATTGTGAGGCGAGATTTAAATCACCAGTATCTTCATATATTTTGTTGATCGCTGTCTTCCTCATGCAATGACAATGAAAGTCCTCCAAGCCAATAATTCTACCAATTTTTCTCATTCTGTCATGAATCATTCCTTGTGTCCAAGGTATCCATTCATCTTTGTATTTATGAATAAATAAAGCATCACATTCAAGATGATCATAACCATTTGTTCTCATGGCTAACCATGTTTCAAGCATATCCTTACATGTACTGTCAAACGAAACTTCCACACGGTATCCTTCCTTCTCACGTATTGACTCAAATACCATATTATCTAAGTCAAGAGAGGATACAGTAAGTTTCTCTAATGCACCAATTCTATTAGCGGAGAAGAGTGCGATTTCAAATAATAATTGGTCTTGTATTGTCCATTTATTATTCTCTGTCTTATATAAATCTGCCCTAATAGCTGCAATCTGTTCATCATTTAAGAAGTAATGATTAAGAATCTGTTCCTCATTAGCTTTCTTCATTCTATCAAGTTTGCCATCGAAAGGATGGTATTTAACAAAACCTCGTTTCATAGACCAAATATAAAATGAACTTACGGCAGAAATCTTCATATTGATTATCTTCTTATGGTTCATCAATGTTTCCTGACAGAAAAGCATATATGCTTCCATAATATCAACTGCATTTTCCATAAATTCATCAGAATATAAATCTAATTCACCATAATTTTCTCCTAACCACATAAGGAAATGTCGAAACAATCCTTTATATCTCTTGTATGTAGTATCTTTTACATCACGGTTTTTGATAATATTAGACTGTAGATATTTTTCATATTTCTTCCAGTTCTCTTCATAAATAAACTTCTCTTTGTCAGGAGTGAAATATTTCACCCTTGTTATTTTCTCTTTTGACAATATTTCAGCCTCCTTTTCTATAATATAAAAAAGAAGCAGAATAGTGGTAAACTAAGCTACTTCTTGTAAAATCTCATTTATCTTATTTTGCAATATTTCTTTATAGCTTCCATTTTTCATTTCAGATGAAAACAAAAATAAATAATTGCATTTATTTTCTATAAGTATTTTTTCTTTGTATAACATTTTCTGTTGATACTCTTGATGATGCTTGTACTTGTATTCATAATGTCTCCAATCTGCTGTGTCATTAGGTATAACACCTGCAATTTCAACATACAACTTTTCACCATTAGGCAAAAGCATACAGTAATCACAATTTATTTTTCGTTTCTTATCACTATTTGTAAAAGTTTTATACATTACATCTCTAAAATATGATTTATTATATTCATATCCAAGAGAACGTATATATGTAGAAAAATCAAATTCCATAGTTGACACGGCACGTTCACCATCATCAAATGTGTATTTAAAACTAAAATTATTTGGATTCATTTCAAATCCAAGACTTTTAATATAAGCAAATATATCTAAACCTTCACGCTTAAATGCTTTTGTCATTGATTTATGTTCAATATTATTTTTATGATATAAACCACTTTCTAAATCTTGCCATGTGAGAAATTTTCTACCAGTTTTCTCGTATAGATTATTTAATGCCTCTGTAATAGTATTCCTATAGTATTCAAATGGATAAAGAGGTTTATCTGTTGGTGTAGGCATAAGACCAATTTCTTCTTTAGCTTTATTAAGACCACCAAACATTCTTACCAATACAATCATTGAAAAACCAATTTTTTCAAGTGAAATATCTTCTCGCAAAATTGGTCTGCCTAATTCTTTCTCAAGATTTATAAGTGCATTCGCAATATCTTCTTTTTCTTTTTTGAGCTTATTGCTTTCATAACCACACCAACGCACGAAATCATCATATTTTTTCACATTTTTATCTGGACAATATTTTACGAACCAAATTGGATTTGGTAAACCATATTTATTATTCATTAACTCATTTCCGCATAAAGCATGACCAATATTATCACTTACTTCTTTAAATCTTTTGACATATAAATCATAATCTTTACTTTCTGTCCTTACGTGAGATACCTTACCAAACTGTAACAAGAAATCATTATAGGTGATACTATTTTCTTTTAATACACGAGTTATAATTCTGCCTTGTGGCATATTATGTTTTGAGTCACATTTTGAATATACTGGCACTTCACCATAAGTATCAATAAATTGATTATACAAAATAACCAAATCGTCATAAGTTACTTTAGTAGATTGGACTTCTTTATCTCCAACCTTTAACATTCTTGTTCCCATAATTTTCCTACACTTCCCCTACACATACAATAAAAATAGAACAGTAGAAGAGGTGTGTAGGTTGCCTCATATACTTTGGTAGCTACTCCAAGTACCTACTGTTCCATAAATCCCACAATCAGCTATGACCCCAATCATGGGCACATATATTTATTCTCTGTTTCCATATAAAGTTCGTTGCCGATTTAACATCTCCCAATCCGTATATAAAAACATTGAATTAATGGGTAATGAGGGAGTCGAACCCACTCGATGCAAAAGCCACGAGATTTACAGTCTCGCCAATCTCCGTAGTTGTTTAATTACCCATATAAAAAGAGTGTGCAGCATACACCACACACTCTAAATAATCTAAAATCCAAAAGCCTTTAACATCTTCTGAATGTCTTCATGGCTTAACTCATTACTAGAGTAGTAAGAATAACTCATATAAGAGTCGCCATCTGACCTACTAGCAGTAAATCCGTGAGTATTTCCATCTTCGTCTTCAGAAGTATTTAAATAAGTTTCATCATGACAATCACAATTTTCACAATCACCATCGCAGTCATCTTCTTAACCAAACAGAATAACTTCTTTGTCCTCGTTTACACAGTAATCAATAATATCTTGTTTGATATCACCGTCCATGTCGATATAGAATACATCTGTTTTATCAAGAACGCCAAAATCCTCAATAGGTGCACATGTGATTACACCGTTGTCATCAACAGATACTAAATATTCGTCTATATTCATATAATCAACAAGATCAATCTCTTTAATACTTGTCTCGTCAAGTCTAATAAGACTATCCAAAATATATTCAGCAATTTCTTTATTTACAATTACACCAACTGTTTTATCAGTATGATATAATCTATTGATATAAATAGAGATAATGTCATCAACTTTATCCTCAAGATCAATCATCTGAATGTTTTCATATTTATTCTTCTTCAAACAAATCACGACCTTTCAGATTAAGCATTCTTAACTGCATTCTTGAAACCTGTCAATACATGGAACTTTGGACTCTTAGAAGCTGCTATCTCTAATGGCTCACCTGTCTTTGGGTTTCTACCTGTTCTTGCAGCTCTCTCAACAACCTCGAAATTACCAAATCCTGCAAGAGATACTTTCTCACCAGATGCAACTGTATTAATAATTGTCTCAAGTACTGTATCTACAATAACAGCAACATCCTTCTGTGTAGCTCCATCAATCTGTGTACTTACATTTTTTATTAAATCTGTCTTGTTCATTGTTCAATTTTCTCCTTTATTTTCCTTAATTTTATTTTGTAATATAAAAGAGGGTAGCGTCCATATAAGGTACACTCCCTCTGATAGTGGTTTCATTAACCAAAAAGACTAATATATTATCTAAAAACGCCAAAATAAGCAAAAATGAATAATATATTAGTCGTATATTAATTGTAGCTGTGAATATCGGTAAATAGTAACCCGAGAATCCCCTTTGTAACCCAAGACTCCCTCTTTGTAAATGAAAATCCATACCTTTCTTTTACACTGATAACTATTAACTTTTACACTTATCCAAGATAGCGGGTATGGAATCTTGGATTACAATTAAGCTAGCTGTGAATATCTGCTTTCACAATTGCTCCGAACTGAGCCGAACAGTGGACTACAATTATTATTTAATTCAATTTAAAAACATATTCCGCAGTTCTTCCCATACCTTCTTTAAACTCAAACATAGAGCATGAAGCATTTGAGGCTGCATTTAATCTCATGGCATATGGATCTATGCCGATTACAGAACCTACTGAAAGAGTAGCAGAATCCATTCCAATTTCTTTAAGGCTATCATGGTGAAGATGTCCAGAAATAGTGTAATCTATGTGGACTCCATAGGTACGAGACATCTCTAATAAGTTATTCTTTAAATTCTTTTTCTCTCCGTGGAAACCTACAACGCAGTATGTTGACATCATAGAATAAGTCATACCAGTAGGATTTTCCAAAATAACAATATTCTCATTACCCTTTAATCTCTCTTTTATAAGAGCTATCATGATTTTACTAACATTCTCATCTGGAAATGTATTTTTCTTTCCATCTAATAATCTCAACTGATTATGATTAGAATCATAAACCATTTGAAATTTTATGCGTACATAACCACTTAATTTATTCAGCCAATTAGCTAAATAATCAGCATAACGAATACTTGATTCGATCACACCATATCTCAATTTCATAAGTTGTGACATTCTGAGAAGTCCATCTATACCATCACCAAGTTCTACAATTGATAACTCATCAATTCCAAGTTCATCTATTTTATCAATAACTTGATTAAACAGACAAGTCATTCTTTCTTCAAAGATTTCAGGTGAATATTCATTTATAATATTTCCATAAAAATCTTTTATTTCAAATTCACATCCATAATGACAATCGCTGATAGCAAGAATCCAAGATTTTTTATTGAATACTGGCATTGACGGAATACGAGTAGGCGTAGATAACTGAGGTAGAGTAGATATAGCATCTTCAATTTTCTCTACAATCATTTCATCTCTTGCGTCTTCACGTAGCCATCTATTATATTCAATTTTTTCACTTTGAAGTTTCTTACGTTCTTTTTCTAATTTACGTTTCTGAATCTCAATCTCTTTTAACTGTGCGTCAGAATCAACAAACTTCGATTGATTAGCATCTAACATTTTCTTAAACGCTTGGTATTTTTTACGATAGGTGCTTTCACCATAATCGTTACCAGTAAGTTCATTAATCACATCTGCTACATTTTGCCAAGAACCAATTTTATCTTTTTCTTTACAGATTCTATATATAAGCTCCTCATCTGTTTCGTCCTCAAATCTTTTATAAGAAGTTATGGTAATCACATCCCTTCTTACTCTTCATCAGACGGAACATCTAGCTCCTCATCTGTTTTTAATGCAACAGTAAAATCAATTACCTGATTCTTAAATGAAGTAAGCAGATCAGCTACTTTTACTTCCTGCTCCATATCATTCTCATCTGTGTATGTAATAGTAGTACAATCCTCTGAGAGTGTACCTGCCTTTACTGTTAATTTGTCTGTAGTTGTTCTTGTGAACTTTAATTTACTAGCTGCCATTTTTCAATCTCCTTTTTCTCCAATAAAATAGGAGAGCAGTGCGCCCTCCTTAAATAATTTCGCTAATATCTGTTACAATTTTATCTGCAATATGATATTTATTTACCGCTTCGTCAGCAAAAATCCACCAATCTCTACGATAATTGGCATCATATTCGGATTCACTGATAGACGTTCTTTCCAAAATATACTCTTTGATTTTTTCTTCCAACTCTTTTGTATATTCAAGATTATCAAGCATTTTACCAGTCGCATTCGTACCAGACGAATTGTACCCGTCATGAACAAGCACAGTACAACTAGGTAATAATAATCTTTTATGTCCAGCCATTAATAACAAACCACCAGAAGAGTAACATTTTCCTAAACCAATTGTTATAATAGGCACTTTACTTAGTTTTATTAAATCAATAATTGCAAAAACTGCCGAAACACTTCCACCATCAGAATTTATGTAAATCCTAATTGGTTTCATTTTAGATACATCTTTTCCCACATCTTCTCTGTTCCAACGAATAATATCTTGATAAATTTCTACAAATCCATCATCAATTTCATCATTCCAAAGAATACATCTGTCGTCTCGTCTTGAGTAATAATCAAGTAAAGTTGGATCAGGAAGTTTAACATTTGCGTAATTTCCTAATCCAGTATCATCTAGTACATCAAGTGTAATATAATCTTTATTCATAGGCATTTAGCCTCCAATTTCATAATATTTACTCATTTGAGCATAATAAAAGAGAGTCATTTGCTTGACTCTCTAATGGAGTATATGAGAATATATAATTTTTTAATTGATTGGTATAATTAGAACACATATACATAATCGACTTTTTTGACATATATTTTCCAAAAATTTCAATACTACGCTCCGATAAATTTTGTGCGTCATCAAATATTCCTATACAATTTTTATAACTATCATAAACATAAATCTGTTTTCTTGAGAAAGAAGTTTTATTATATTTGCACCAACCAATATCATTTCCTTCTTTTAAATAAACAGAAATTGTAGTAGGACTTAAATTAAAATGATCTGCTATATGTTTTCGTCCTCTATATCTATAAATATTATAATAATCACAAACCTTCTTTTTTATATTAGAATTAGCATATTCCGCACATTCCTTAAACGATACTTTTTTCAAATTAAAAATTTGATTTAATTTTGATGCTAATATTGAATTTTTAATCCATTCATAATTTGAATATCTGCAATCAATTACAATATATTCTAAAATTCCATTTTGTTTAGCAATAAATTCTTTATCTTCATCTATTTTCATTCGATCTTCTAGCAATTTGTCAGAATTAAAATTGCCTGTTGTTTGAATATAATGCTGTATGCCATGTGTCTCAATTATACAATTATATTCTTCTAAATAAAAATCATATCTATAATCGCCACACCAACTAAAAATTGTTTTTGTTAATTCTTTAATGTATTTAACGTTCAATTGATCTAATAGATTTGATAAATATTTTTCAGGATAACTAATTCCATCTCCGCATGTGCATCCAATCCCATGTAAGGAATTTATAGTATTTAAACTCATTTTCTTGCCTTTAATTTTTCCGCAATTTGGACATATTGGATAAATTTTAGTGTTACCAGATTTCATATATTTCTTTGCTTCATTGTATCCACCTTGAAAATAATCAACCATCCAAGGATCTGTTGTTGGTATATCATTAATACCATTAACTACAATTTGAGGCGTTGCACAACAACAAGAACATCCATTACCTTGTAATAAATCAGATTCTAATATCCAAAATTCTTCGTAATAATTACCGACTTTATAATATTCACCGCAGGCAAATCCACACTTATTACACTTATACTTATAATATTTATCATTTATTATAGCTTTTCCATGTTTATGTTTTTCATATTTTCTATCTATAATAGTTATGTCAACAGAATCTGATTTTATAATCTGTCCAATTTCATATTTAAATCTTACGGTATTTTTACCGATAAGTTCACCGATTTTTCCTGCCCTTAAATGTCCAGTCCTCAT